ATTATAGCTTTCAAATTAAAATATAAATAAATTAATTTTGGCGCGAAAAAAAAACTTTGGAAAAAGTTGAGAAAAAATAGTTGCCAATTTTTTTGATTTTCCGGCGCTACGCTGTAATACTAGGAAAATCATATATATATCTTTTATTAAAGTAATCGGCACAACCGGCACAAAACTAATAAAACAAAATTAAAATGACTAACGCATTAAATTGTTGGGATGCTACTATGTCTGCTGAACATATCGCTAGGGAGGAGCTTCAAGTATTCTTAAAGAAACATTGTAAGCATTGGGCCTTTCAGCTTGAGAAAGGTGCTGATACTGGCTATGAGCATTATCAAATTCGTATGTCTCTTGGTGTTAAGCGTAGATTCTCTGACCTTAACAAATTAGTTGCTGATGAAGGTTGGGTAAACTATCATTTAAGCCCAACTGTCACTGCTAATAAGCTCCCGAATGATGCATTCTATGTGCTTAAGCCTGAGACTAGAATTGAAGGTCCGTGGACTTCTGAGGATGAGCAGCCTGCTTATATCCCTAGACAAATTAGAGATATTACTCTTCGTGCTTGGCAGGCTCAGATCGCTGCTGATGCTCATTGTTGGGATACTCGACATATCAATGTTGTGGTCGAGAAGTGGGGTAATAAGGGTAAGTCTATCCTTGCCACTTGGTTGGGAGTAAAGAAGCTTGGTCGTTCTATACCTCCTGTGAATGATTACAAGGATATCATGAGAATTGTTTATGATATGCCTCCTTCTCCCCTATATATAGTGGATATGCCTCGTGGTATTGAGCAAAAGAAGCTTCATAACTTCTATGCTGGATTGGAGGAGGTCAAGTCTGGTCATTGTTGGGATGACAGATATTCCTATAAAGAGAAATACTTTGACTGCCCAAATATATGGGTATTCACTAACACTCTCCCTGATATGACTTATCTATCAGCTGATCGTTGGATTATTTGGGTCATTAATGATGATGAGACTCTTGGTCATTTAAATAAAGACAGAGATCGATCTTAATAAAAAATAATTATTTTCGAAAAAATATTTTTATTTATATATATCCGTCCTCGTCGCTGGCGACTCGGGTTGGCATCGCTTGCTAAAGCAGCGCTCAGCCGCCCTCAAGGTGGCTATTGGTGTGTGGGTGTTAGCCACGGAAGTAAAGAATGGCCTCTGTTTGGAATGAGAGTCCTGAGCTTGTTGTTCCCACAAATTCATTATCTGTATATGCTACCAAATATAGCCCATTGGTATCAATACTTGCGTAGGTGCCTGTGTTTCCTAGCTTATATGAGGTCTCAAAAGTCTTAGGAAAGAAATGAGTAAAAGCAACCATATGCCTCTCTGTAGTGTCGTCACTGGTGCTGGTGAATTTGACTGTCTTTCGAACTAGTCGTCGATAATACTTTGAGTAATCTCTGTTGTTCACATTCATCATTACTAAAGCTGGTGTAGGCTCTTGCAACCCATACATTGCTGTAAATATATCCCCTGCTGTCACTACGTCACCTTGGGGAACCTTCAGTTGGATGAGTTCAATATTGATATATATTTCATTAACAATATTAACTCCTGCTGTGATTAGCATTTTGCAGATTAACTTGGTGAAATGCACCCTATCCCCTGTTCTAGATTGAACGGTGTCCCCTCTCATTATTGGTGCGTTAAGGTAGAGCACTTTAGGGGTTGCCTTGGTTAAAGTACCAGTGAACCCCTCTGTTGTTGGATTTGCTCCTCCATTGATTCCACTGTCGGACCATAACATATAATGAGGCTCTTCAATATCTGCTTCGAGTCTTGCGAGCCTGTCTCTTACTCCACCTTTTGATGTATGGCTTCGCCGCTTGGTACGCCGAATAGCCATGCGACCTCGTCTTAGCATACGTCTTACCATATTTATAAGCAGAGCCAAAGAATCTGCCTCTGTTTAATCTGTTTCCAAATATTTTTAATATTACAACAAAAACAGCACAGTTTCTGTTGTATGAGTTTTGATTATAGCTTTCAAATTAAAATATAAATAAATTAATTTTGGCGCGAAAAAAAAACTTTGGAAAAAGTTGAGAAAAAATAGTTGCCAATTTTTTTGATTTTCCGGCGCTACGCTGTAATACT